CAGCGCCTCATCATGGAGCACGTCGAAGTCGATGTCGGCTTCCATCGACGTGCTCCATGATGAGGCGCTGATCGCGTTGGACGATTCGTGGCGCATTGAGCGGGCGTTGCGGTTGGCGGCGAAACGGATCCGCGACGACAACCGGCGGTGTGTGGCGACGGACACGGTGCTGCCGGTCGGCCCGGCCGGTGGTGTGACGGCGTGGACGGGAATGGCGCATGTCCAGCTCTGCTGATTTGCCGGAGGGTGTGGTGACGATCGAGGGGTCGCTGTCGCCGTGTGATGAGTTGCCACGCGGGGTGCGGCGCACGGTGATGGCGACCGAACGGGTCCGCCGGCTGGCCGAGGCGGGGCATGTGATCGTGGTGGAGGGCAAGCTGTGACGTCGGTGCGGGTGTCGCTGAACATCAACGAGTCGGCGCTGAATGATCAGGTTCGGGAGGTCGGCCGGGCGCGGATGGTGTCGTTGCAGCGCAGGATCGCGAACCAGGCGCGGGCTGATGCGCCGGTGGCGACCGGCAATCTGGGCAGGTCGGTGGGTGAGGGTGTGGTGCGGTTCGTGGGGGCGCGGACGGTGGAGGGCAGTGTGTTCGCCGCCGCCCCGTACGCGGCGGCTGTGCATGAGGGCAGGGGGCCGCGGGTGATCGTGCCGCGGAACGCTGCCGCCCTGCGGTTCACGGTGGGGGGCCGGGTGGTGTTCGCGCAGTCAGTGAGTCAGGGTCCGGTGCGGGGCCGCCCGTTCCTGCGCAACGCCGCCCTGCGGATCGCCTCCCAGGAACGCTGACGTCAGTACGTCAGTACGGCAGTACGTCAGTACGTCAGTACGTCAGTACGTCAGTACGTCAGTACGTCAGTCCATAACGAGCGCTCGGCCCGGTGTTGCACCGTGGTTGGGCATGGTGGCGGTATGACAGTAGCCTCGGATACTCCTGCCCTGCCCGCACCACCCGTCGCCGCGCCGGCGGCCGCTCCTGCCGTCGACGTGGCCTTTGCCGCGGCTGCCGCACCGGTTGCTGTTCCCGCTGCGCCTGATTCCGCATCGGACAAACCGGGCGATCTCGCACGGGAATGCTGCGTCACCAAAATCAAAGAGCCACACCTGCCCGATTGCCCCTGGCCCCGCGAAGATCACCCCGCCGAACCCGCCGACCCCGTCGACCACAGCGCACCGGTAGCGCCGCCTGCCGCGCCGGTGTGGCCGCACCAAACCATCGACTTCTACGGCGACACCCTGGAAGTCCGCACCCCGTCGCTCGCCGCCTACAACTCGGCGTTCATGTTCCTCGCCGCCGCGGCCCCCGACCAGATCAAGATTTCGCTATCCAACCGGTTCCTCATCAACCACCTATCCACCGACTCCTACGCCCAAGTGGTTGCCCGGATGATGGACCCGGAGCGGGAGTACGCCGAGCAGCCGGTCGGTGAGCTGATCCGCAGGCTGCTCACCATGACCGAGCAGGCCAACACCCCCGCTAGCTAGCGTGACACGGTGACCACGCCTGTCGGAGCGATCAAGGTCGATCTCACGATCGACGGGTCGAAAGTCGATGCCAGCGCAGTCACCCGGGCTGTCAAACCGGCCGTCCAAGAGATCCAGAAACTCGACAACGCCCTCGCCGGCGTCGGCAAGGACGGTTACGCCGGGTTCGGGTGGCTGTCCGGTCAGTTGGGTGGCATCGCCGACCACTCTGGGCGTGCCCGCACCGGGATTGGCCGTCTATCGGAGTCGCTGGGTGGGCTGTCTGAGGCGGGTCGGGCGAACGCGCTCGGCGGGTTGTCGTCGGCGTTGGAAGGTATGGGTTCCCAGCTTCCGGGCGTGGCCGGGTCGGCGGCGTCGCTGGGTAGCCGTCTGGTCGCGTTGGGTGGCGCGGCGGCGGCAGTTGCCGTCCCGTTGGCCGCCGTCACGGTCGCCTTGGTGGGGATGGCGGCGCCGGCGGTCATCGCCGGGGACAAGCTCTACGACCTTGGATCCCGTTTCGATGATCTGCGGGATAAGGCGACGCAGACCGCCGGGTTGACCGGGAAAGCCCTTGATGATTTTCAGGCATCGGTCGCGAAGATCGGCACCACTTCTGCGGCGGCTCCGCTGGAACAGATCAGCGACGTCGCCCTCGACGTCACCCGCAACCTGCACCTCACCGGCCAGCCGCTCGAGGAGTTGACCTCCCGCCTGGTGAACCTGCAGAAGTTCGGCATGAACGTGGACGTCAACACTCTCGGCGAATCATTCAGGGCGTTCGGTGTGTCGGCGGCCGATCAGGTGCCGGTGCTGAACTCGCTGTACGAGTCGGCCACGAAGTCCGGTTTGGGTATCAACGAGATGCTGGCGGCGGTGGCCCGAGGCGGGGCACCGCTACGGACCCTCGGCCTGTCGTTCACCGAATCCGCCGCCCTGATCTCGCAGTTCGAGAAGGCCGGTTTGGACGCCTCGGCGATGCTGCCCGGGCTGAACAAATCGGTGATCGGGTTGGCGAAGGACGGCAAGACCGGGGCCGCTGCGCTGCAGGACGTCGTGCAGCAGATCAAGACCCTGTCGGACTCGGGGGATCAGTCCGGGGCGCAGAACCTGGCGACCAGCCTGTTCGGGTCGCGGGGCGGTTTGGCGTTCTTCGACGCCATCCAGCGCGGCACCCTCGACCTGGCGTCGCTGTCGGGGGCATTGCAGAACACCGGCGTCGACATCAACCAAGTCGCCGCCGGCACCGCGGACTGGTCCGAGCGTTGGCAGATGCTCAAAAATCAGTTTTCGGATGCGCTGGCCCCGGCGGGGTCAGCAGTTTTCGACGCCGTGAACGCCCAGCTTGGACAGCTCGCGGACTGGGTTTCCGCCCACCAAGGCGACGTCCTCGGCTTTTTCTCGGCCTTCGCGAACGCCGCGGCGACGGGCCTTGAGGCGGTCGTTCATGCGATTGGGGAAGTGGTCTCCGGCCTCGGCTACCTGATCGCCCCGATCGGTGACGTGCTCGGCGCGATGGACAAGTTTCAGGCGATGCGCTCCGACCTGCTGGGGCGCACCGACGAGGCCAACGCGCTGCGCGCCGAAGCCGAGGACTTCTTCTCCTGGGGCGACGGGCTCGGGGCGTTCGCCGAGCAGGCCCGGAACTTCAACCTTGACGGGGTGCGGGCGGCGGTCGGTGACGTCGCCGAGAAAGCGAGGAACGCGCAAGCCAACACCGACCTGCTGGCGAACTCGATCACCACGCTGCCCAGCGGTCAAGTGGTCCTCACCGACGATGCGACCCCGGCGGCGATTGAGCGGGTCAAAGCGCTGGGCTATGAGGTGCAGCACCTCCCCGACGGACACATCGCGATCCGGGTGTCCTACAACGACCCGTCTGGTAACCCGATCGACCCGTCGCAGCTCGCCGCACCCGCGTGGACTCCCGCCATACCGGGAGAGACACGACCCAGGAGCGGCCGCGCGAAGGGCGGTGTGTTGCCGGGCTACTCCCCCGGTGTGGACAACATGCTGGTGCCGATGTCCGGTGGTGAAGGGGTCCTCATCCCCGAAGTGGTGAAGGCACTCGGCCCGGGGTTCGTGTTTGAGCTGAACTCCATGTACCGGCCGGGTCTGTCGTCCAAGGGCTACGCCGGCGGGGGGGTCATCGGCGACACCGCAGGGGCGGCGGCCGGGTTGTCCCCGATGGCCGCTGACGTCGCGGCCGGGCTGCGCGACGCGATCGCCCCTATGCTCGCGGTACTCACCCAGATCCGCGACACCGGAGCCGCCGCCCCGTCGCTACTCACCCAGATCCGCGACACACTGGCCGCCACCCGCCCGTCGGCTGGCCTCACCGTCGGCGGGACGGCTCACATGGGCACCGGACTACCCCCCGGCCTAGCCCCCGAAGAGCACTTGAAACCGGCCGCGGTCGCACTCAACCGGCTCGTCACCCAGGCATTCCCCGAAGTCGCTTCCACCGGCGGCATCGGTGGCTGGCGGGCCAGCGACCCCTACCCCGACCACCCGTCCGGGCGTGCCCTCGACATCATGGTCGGCGGGAACACCGCGCTGGGGAACCGGGTCAACCAGTGGCTGCAAACCAACGCCAAAGCGCTGGGCATCGAATACACGATGTGGCAGCAGCAGAAGTGGACAAACGGAGCCGCAACCCCGATGCCGGACCGGGGCAGCGGCACCGCGAACCACCGCGACCACGTCCACGCCTACGTCACCGACGCGGCCGGGGCGATGCTGCCCGTCCTCGATTCCTCCGTGCTC